GTGCTGCACGGTTGAGTGCGGCGAACACCCGGAAGGTGTTAGCGAAGACACGACCCAAGTCCTTGAACGCCTGGATGCCTTCCTCAGCCCATTCCTTCAGTTCACCCGACTTGTGAGCCTTCTGAATGAAGTTGTCGAACCGAGTAGCCAGGTTAGCAATAGCCTCACCAGCACGGTTGAAGTATTCTGACCCGAAGCCACCCAGTGTGGTCAGTGCGTTGATGAACGGTGCAATGCCCCGACGTGCCCGGTTGAGTCCCTGGTTCATTCGGTCAAAGACCGTGTCCAGGTATTCGGGTGTGACGTTCTCACGGATGGCGTTTGACAGGTCGCCGAACATGCCACCCAAGGCCTGGGCGGTATTGGTCAATTGCTCGTTGAGCGAGGGCAGCAAAGCACGTACCATCTCGCGGATGGGTTCAGCTGCCTGTTCCCAGAACCCGCGGGAGATATTGTCCTGCAGCAGATGGAAGCCTGGAGCCAGATCGGCGAGGACAGTCTTCATGTCCTTCAGCGCGGCAACAGCCACACCGATGGCCACACCACCTGCGATGAAGAACGATGGCAGGAAGATTGATGCCTGGGCAAGTTGCGCGAGCGAGCCCGCGAGTCCCAGGATATTCGATATACCCGCACCAGCCACACCGACGAGCCCGGTAATCGCCGTAGCGATCAAACCAATCTTGGGCGCGTTCTTGTCGAGGTCGGCAATGTTCTTGAAGAAGTTGTCGAACAGGTTCCCGACGAGGCGGGTGCCCGACAATGCAGCGAGGGTAGACGCAGCCGCGGCAACGGACGCCTGGTTCACCTTTACGAACAGACTTACCGTTCGATCACGCGAGATAAAAGCCAGGCGCCGCTGCGCGTTGAGTGCGTTCAGATCAAGATTGATTCGAGGGTCAATGTCCTCGAGCTCGTTCTTGATATCCTGCATTTGTTCTTGAGTGATGTACGGCTCGACCTTGATCCGGACCTGTAGGTCACGGAGCTGCTGGCGAAGCCGACGTACGGATTCCCGAGTAACCTCGAGGTGTGCAGGGATCGTTGCCTTCATGGTCTTCTCGATACGCTCGAGAGACAGCTTCAGATCCTCGCGGAAACGCGATGAGTCAGGCAGCACGCGAATTGACACGCGCCCCGCGGATTTCGTAGGCAACTCAACCTCCTATGTGACCCGGACCGAACATTCCCCTAAGAACTTTACCGAAGTCGTCCAGCGTTTGTGCCGGTTTCTTGACTTCCGCATTCTTCTTCAAGTCGTCACTGGGCCTCGGGTATGGATCGGGCAGTGGCGGTTGATTCTGTTGTGGTGAGTTGATGGCTATGGCAACCCAGCTGCTGAAATTCACAGCGTCGATTGTGTCAGCCATTAGGTCGCATCGAGAGTCCCAGTCCAGGAACTTCGAGTAATCTTTGAGCTCCGACCCGCCGAGCTGCTTAGCACGCCACACAGATTTGGGCTCGTAAGTCAGTCGGTCAAGAAGATAGTACGCCCGCCGAATGGGCACACGTCCTTCGATTGCATCCCAGATGTCGAATCCGTAGAGTGCGAAAAGGTCGTGTGCCCAGTCAGGGTTCTTCTCTAGTTGTTGTCGGAGCTCTCGTCTTCCCCCAGTGCGGCGACCCATGCCATCGCCAGGTCCATCACGCGCTGGAGGGCGTCCTTGCCGGAGCAGAACTTGGTGAAGGCATCTTCGTCCTTAGCGAATGGCAGCATTGCCTTCGCGATCTGGCCGAGAAGCGGGATCGCATCCTTCTCGTCCATGTCAATCTTGCCATCTTTGCCAGCCGAGTCAGTCAGCTGGGCGACGAGGCCGAGCAGCGGGGTCTGGTCCCAGATGGGCACATCGCTCATCGGACGCAGCATGTCAAAGCCCGGCACGTCCTCGGGACGTTCGGCCTTCTGCTTCTTGGGTTTGCGGTCCTGGGGCGCCTTGGGAGCCGGGCCCTTAGTAGACTTTTTCTTTTTACCTTCAGTAGCCATTGCGAGCCTACCTTCCTAATTGCGAGCCAATAGTAACCTGTGTGGGTGCCGGCTCGCAGTAGACACCCACACAGGATTATACACTCCAAGCGTGGGACTAGGTCCTGGTGTACGCCTGGGAGTTGGAGGCACCGTTGATGCCTGTGACGATGATCGGCGCAGAGCCAGCAGTACCTGCGGGCAGCGTGACGAGGATCTCCTTGGTGTTGGTGACTGTGTAGAACGCTTCCACACCACCAACGGTGACAGACGAGATACCCACGAAGCCGGAGCCCGAAAGAGTAACCACGTCGCCTTCGCCCTGATCGGACGGCAGAGCCGTGTCGATATCCGGCGCAACGGTGATAAGGCCCGGGTGCAGGAAGCGGAAGCGGTTGCCCGTGGTTTCCGAGTTCAGCATCTGAGCCGTGAGGGTGATTTCGAAGAAGGCATCCACAGCGATTTGCGGCGCGTCACCAATGGTGATTGCCGTATTCGGAATGTAGATACCCATGCGGGTAGCCCCATCCACGATCAGGATGAACAGCGCCTTCTCCTGCGGAGTGATGGTGCCACCCACGTCATAGGTGCCTGCGGCGCCATCGTGAGTACCGCCACCGAAGGCCAGGCCCAGGGTGGTGGAGTCGATCTGGATGGAGTTGACGTTGACCGACCAGGTGATCGGGTCGAAGGTGGCGCGCAGTGCGTCGTCCCACCAGGAGCCACGCTGTGTCGCATCGCCACCGCTCTTGGAGAGCGATACGTTGTTGTCACGCGAGGTGTGGCCCAGGGCAACCCAACCACCGCTGAGGGACCCGGTGGGGTCAACGGTTTCGTAGTCGGGCGGCGTAGTATCCGGGGGCGCTACGAGAACGGTGCCCTTGCCCGGAATGGTTGTTGCATTGGCGTTGAAGCCCATGTTACTTCCTCCGTATTAGAGTTTTCTGACGATGACATGGAACTGACCATCGTATTGGGTAAGGTCGCCTGCCGGCGTGAGTGTCGTGCTCGTACGAGCGGGCATTACAACGTCCTCGACAGACGATACAGCGCCCACGCCAGGGTAGCGTACGTTGTTGTCGTGTGATTCATGCATTGCGCGGTACACCATGTCAGCAATGTCTGCTGCGTCGTCTCGCGTCTGCGCAACTATCGAAACGAATATCTCCCACTCCCAGGCGCCGGGTCCATTGAGCATACGCCCACCCTGGGCGTCAACGACCACGAAGGGTACATGATCAATGGCGTCCACGTCCTGCTGACCCATGACTTGCATTTCCCCAGTGTCGAATGTCTCGGCAATTTCCTCGAGAGCATCACGGAGTACAAGAGTGAAGAGATGTGTGGCGTCTACGGTCATTCTCTGATATGCCATCAGAATCTGCCCCTAACCCATGGTCCGGGCAGTGAGAATACCGCGCCGCCGAGAATGTGCTGACCGGGTACGAACTTCGCACCTGGCGCACCTTTACGCGGTGCCCAGTGACCCCACTCGATGGAGTACGCTGCTTTGTCACCCGCAAAGATGAGACGGTCACGAACGCCCTTCTTGCCTGGGACGCTCTTGGCCTTGAGTGAACCAATGTAGTCACCCGTCAACATGTGACGCCGTGCTCGCTGCTTGGCGGTGAACAAGACAAGCCGAGCGACTCGATCCATCTCGGGGTCTTCACCCGCCATGCGTGCTACACCGTTCGGGACCCAGCGGAATACCTCGGCCATTTACCTCACCGCCACCCCTCGTGCCTTGAGCTTGATTTCTTGGTGCTTGGTAGCTTTGCCGCGGCCGAACGTTCGGGCCACACCAACCTGGTCGTATTCCTCACCATTCCAAACGACGATGGAGTGTGGGCCTCCCACCCATGCGGGGAGAAGAGCCTTGATGATGACGAAGTCGACGTTTACCTGAGTACCGTAGCGGTCATCTTCTGCACGACCGAAAGCAGCCAGGCCCGCGGGTTGCACCGATACACCCTTGTAGGTTTTCGATGGCCCGGGGCCCAGCTTGTTGCTTCCTGTGCGATCCTTACCGACGACTACCTGAGGTTTGCAGATAACGGTGTCGGGACCATTTGTGAGGAGACTCATGGCCAACCATACCGATTGCTTGCAAACACCGTGCGTGGCCTGTCGATCACACGCGCAGCGCCCAGGTCGAGGAGTTCATCCTTGGTGAACCAGATGTTGGCTGACGCCTCAGTCGGGTTCTTCCGGTAGGAGTAGTTCCCCTCGGTTTCGGATTGATAACCTTCTGGATTGCGAAGAACACGCAGGACCGCGCCGATGACCTTATCCTTGACGAATTCCGGGTCAATGCCCGTACCCGTGGCAGGGTCGTACGAGTCCATACGTGCAATGATGGTTGGTGCCTTACGCAAGAGCAGACGGACTGCTTCATCTACCTTGCGCTGGTACCACTCATCGAGGTTTTCCAGATCGAGCTCCCCCTCGTACGAATCTTCCAGGTCGGTAGACACATAGCCAAGAGGATTGCTCATCGTTTACTCCGCGTCCTCTTCTTCGGCCATGTCCGCGAGGATGCGCTCCTTGAGCTCAGCCTTGGTGCCGGAGGTTTCGAGGCCACGAGATTCGGCGAGCTCGACGAGCTCATCCTTTTTCAGATCGTCGAGGTCAACTTCCTCTTCGTCCAATTCTTCCTCTTCGTTGGCGACCAGCGGATCGACCGACGGAGGAAGTGTGTTGACGGTGGAGAACTTGGTTTCGGGATCATCGGGTTCGTACTGCGGGTCGCGGAATCGGACGTCGTCTTCATCCAGACCGTTGAAGCAGTGATCGCCGCACTTGTCGAGAGCCCAATCGGGAACCTCGTCGCCGGGCGCGAAACGCACCGGTTCCGTGGGTGATTTGTGAACCACCACATGAACTGCAAATGTTGCCATGATTTCCTCTCTGGAAAGGAGGCCCCCGAAGGGGCCCCCAGACCAAATGATGACTAGGCGATGACCTGCGCGGAGAAGCTCAGCGCGGCGTTACCCAGGACCGGCATGCCAATGGCATCGGACACAACCTCGGCGAGAACCGGAGGCTGTTCGTTCTTGTAGACACCAGCAACGATGCCCGCAGACTCGTTGTCGGCGATGCCCCAACCAAGGTCGGTAGCAGTGAGGGTCGTACCCCAGTAGGTGTGGCCCAGAGCGGCGGACTCGGAAGCCGAAGGCAGAAGCAGGAGCTTCTTGGTGTTGAGGACCGAAGTCATCGTGCCTTCGTAGTTCACCCGACGGTTGAAGATCTGGATGGGCGGGAGGCCTTCATCCGCGATGATCGAACCAATCTCACCCTGGGTCATCGGACGACCCGTAACGGTGTTCACGAACTGATCGCCCTTACGGAACTGGGCGTACACTTCCTTGGACATGAGGATGACCCCCGGGTCCACGGTGTTCGTGTCGGAGTAGATGTCCTGCCATGCGAGCAGGTCCGAGATGCGGTCGACGGTGGAATCGGTCCACATGGTGGACGCAGAAACCGTGTGTTCCGCGGGACGACCGAAGTCGTCGGAGATGGTGAAGTTGTCCTGAGCGACGGTGGCGACACCGGTTTCGAGGACCACACCACGGAGCAGTTCCATGCGGTCGGCGACAGCGCGAACAACGCGGTCAGCGGTAGCGAGGATGGATTCGAGGAATGCCTCGTCCGAAGCGTTGCGCTGGCGCAGACGCTGGTACTCGGAGATGGCGATCTTCTGACCGATGGCCGGAAGCTCGATCATGACCCGCTTGCCGCCTTCAGCCTTGCCGTATTCGGGCTCGGCGTCGAACGCGCGGAATCGTGCGGTCGCAGTCAGACCAAAGGCTCCAACGTCGAAGGACACGACAATGTCCCCCACGGTCTGGTTGGTCAGGAACTGCTCGAGGGATCCCTGACGGGCCTCGTAGTTGGCGAGAGATTCCCGCATGTACCCGGTGAGGGTTGCAGGATCGATAACGTCTGTCCAGAGAACAGCCATGATTACAGTCCTCCTTAGACGTAAACGAACGTGACAGCGGCACCCTTAGCTGCGGCCGTAGGCGCAACAAAGGTGATGGGCAGGTTGCCGACCTTGATACGGCCGTGGTCGAGCAGCGGGACATTGAAGTCCTCAGTGCCCGTAGCACCCGGGGCCACACCAACAGGCTGGTCGGTCAGAATGAAGCCGGCGAGGATGCCAGCTCCGGTAACGGTGGCTTCGGTCTCGTCGTAAGGTACGAGCTTACCGGAGACCTTTGCGACGGGGAAGCCCGACGGAATGTAGCCGAGGGGGTAATCGGTTGCAGCGGTGAAAGCGGAGATGTCCAGGATTTCAGTCCGGGCATTACGGATACCGTGACCCGAGCCCAGCCATGTCATATCCCCGACTACCACTTCCCGCTCTGTGCGAAAACGAGGCATGTCTACTTACCTTTCTTGTTACGAGATGCGAACAGGTCGCGTCCCGCGGTAACTGATGTGGCTCCGTCCGACGGACGGTAGCCCTGATGGTTTTGCTTGCGTTCCTTTTGCTTGACAACGCCAAGCGCCTTCACGCGGCTCTCAATTTTGTCGGTGTCGAGTTCACCGTCAGCCTTGAGATACTTTGTGTGGTCGACATCTTCGAGGAAGGCATCGAGCAGCTCCTTGGGAACCTGGCCGGCAGCAGCGGACTTGAATTCGGCAGCAACAAGCTTCGGTGCGAGGCTACGATGAACCTCGCTGCGAGCTTCCTCGCGAGCTTTCTTTGCGGCGTCGTCAATCGCCTTCTGATCCGG